CCGGGCTTCCGCTGGCCCGTTTCTTGAAGTCGTCTTTGCTTTCCAGCTTGATCCGCCGGTCGCCCTGGACGGTGTATCTCCTGGCCGAGAGTTGAGCGATCACCGCGGGATTGTCATCGATGTCGATCATCCCATCCCGAAAGACCTGCCCCAACTCCAACCACGCTTCCGCGATGGCGTTGACGTATCGGTCGGACCTTCTCGCCTTCTCCCCACCGTTGAACGCCGTGATCCGGACCCGTCCGCCGGCTACCCCTTCCTCGTTCAGCCTATCGGTTACGCCGCCGCCGACTCCGGTGTCGTCAACGATTATCTGGGTCACCGCCGAATCATCCTCGGCCATCGCCTTAAGATGTCCGGCGACCTGTTGGGTATCACGTCCTTGGGATTTCCAGACCAGCCGGCAGACATTCCCTTGTCTCCGGTAAACCACCGTCTTGTCGGCGCCGAATCTGGCAACGTCACAAGCCAGGGTCGCCTCGCCGTCGGGCTCCAGTTCTCTTTCAACCGCGTCCATCAGCAAAGACCGCGGGACGATGGCGTCCTCCAGATTGTCAGGGAACCGCCCCAGGACCGAAGCGATGTATAGGGCGGAACCTTCTCCCCACTCCCGGCGCCGCTCCTCCACTTGCTCGGTGGTCACCATGCCGGGGATTATCTCCCGGCCTTGCTGGATGTTTGGAGTGTCAGCCGCCGCGATCTCGATGGTATGGTAAAGATCACTCCCACCGTGGAACGCGTCATAGAACTCCCCGGAGCTGGCGAAGGCATTTCCTGTCAATAACATCCGGGCGGGATTCAGTCTCTTTACTGCATCGATATGGGATTGCTCGATGTTGTGGGCCTCGGTCAGGATGACCAGGAGGTTCGGAGAGTGAAAGCCCTGGATGTTGTACTCGTTGTCGGTGGCGAAGCCGACCGCGTAGTGGCGGTCGTCCAACTCCCACCGAGCCGTCCGGTACATCTGACCGCCCAGCGGCGCCCTTGCCGTGAGATATGCCGACCTGGCTTCCTTCCACACGATGTCGCTCACCTGCCTATGGGTCGGGCCGAGGACGACGGTGATGGCGGGATAACGGGTAGCCATCCACCAGAGCATCAGCCTTGCCGATTGCCAGTCTTTGCCGGTCCCGTTGGCGCCGACGACCGCGACCCGGTTATGATCCCGGACCGCCCTCGCCATCTGGAGCTGCTTGTCGTAGACGGTCGGGCAACCGAGGACGGAGTCCCAGAACCAGGCCGGGTCAGTCCTGGAGTGGTCAACCAGGAATTGCTTCTCGGCCTGGGTGAGCGTCATCTTGGTTTGACCGCGTTATGGACGAGCAAGCGTGGCTTCGATTGCGGCCCTGTTATTGTTATGAAGCGGCCACATTCCGGACATCGAGTCCGGCGGACTCCCGGAGGCACTGGCCGACCACTCTGCCTTGACCTCCCGAACGGATAAAAATAGTCCCTGACCGCGTCGGTCATTTGTATAACTTCAATCTCCCCGGTGACAGGAGACCCGCTATTGGCGCACAATACCCGGAGCCGTCCGATCTTGTCGTAGCTCTCGACCGTCCGTCCTATCTTCATCTCGCCCTCTGTTCCTTGACCAACCGCTCTATCGTCCGTATATTCGGGAATTTATCTCTGTGTCCAAACAGATATTCCAAGTCCTCAAATATCCGAGCGGCGTACCAGCCAGTAGTTCGCGCCAGGTGGATCGCATGATCCCGGATGTCTCCGTCCATACGCCACTTGGTCTGTCTTGGGGAAGTGAGCGTTGTCACTTTTTTTTTACCGCGTTATGGACAGTCAACCGCGTCTTGGACTTAAACCCGGTTACTCGTATCTTATGGTTGCATTCAGGACACCGTGTCCATCTGGATATTGGGCCATCCAGCCCGTATTGTCGGTGCTGCTGGATTTCAATCTCGCCGGTTACGGGAGACCCGCCAGCGATACACAATACCCGGAGGCGTCCGATCTTGTCATAGCTCTTGACCGTCCGCCCTGTCTTCTTGGCCCACGGCCAGATCAGTCCCAGCATTCGCGACCTCACGTTCTCCCTCCACTATCTGGCCGGCGCCGTCCATCGCCTCGCGAAGTAGATCCGCAAAGGTCGCGCCGCCGACCATGACGTTCTGTTGCTGGAGTTGGATCAATGGCTTGTCAGGAACAAGTCCGCCGATGGTGTCCAGGCGCCGGAGGATGTCCAGAACTATCCCGGTCGCCCTTGCCGCTTGGGTATCATCGGGGCCGGTGGCTTGACTCCACCATCGGAGAAGTAGTCGTTCATATCGTGACTTCTGAAGGGTATATTCTTGCTCGACCGCCTCGGTGTCACCCTTCCGAATCTCCGCCAATCGACGCTTGACATCGTTGTTTATCTGGGTTTTAGATACGCCGAGCTGGTCGGCGATGGCTTGCTCGGACGCCCCGGCTTGCTTCAATTGCAAGACCTGAGAGCGTCTTAATTCGGCGCCTATCTTTGTTCCGTTTTGTAAAGCCATGACTTATCCAGTGACCAACTTCGGCGCCGGGATAATCAATGGGACCGCCTTTCGCCAGTTAATCTTGTGATGAAGCCGCTTATTGAAGCGTCCCATGAGCCCGATTGTTGTGCAAGACGGGGCCGCCATGACCGTATAAAACGATTTTACATAGGTTCCAGAGTCCAGATATAGCTCGGTCATCCCGCCGGGATTCGTTTGGGTCTGAAGTTGCTCAAGTTGTACATGCAGAGTAGTAAAGAATAAATCCCCGGTGCGGCCAAGGGAGACATAAGTATTGACATCGTCATTAATCCGCCCTCGAAACAAGAACGGCTTTTGCGTATCACAAACGAAGCTATTCATCGCCTTCCGCCGGAATCGCCGTCTGGACTCCTCGCCTCCTATATGGTCGCCGCCCTGAGATAGTGCAACTGTTTTGATTGGCGTGGTCTCAACGAGTTTGACCAACGCACTAAAGACCGCATCAAGGTTCTTGGTTTTCCAGGCGTGGTATTCTTCAGCTATTGAAGAACTCAGTCGGTGGCCTTTCCCCATTCTGTGGTATTTCCAATGGGTATAGTCATCGTCAAGTTGGATAAAGTACCGATACCCCATCCGCTTTGCCAAGTCCCAGCAAGCGTTCCGCGCCCAGAGGGCAGACCGCCGGTCGGAGAAGTTGTCGAACTGGTCGGTATAGCGTCCGACCTCATCCTTGGAGAATGCCAGGACATCGTTACCATAGATTCGCTTGTACTCCTCGCCGTCCTCATCCTCATCATCGATCACGATAAAGACCTTCCCGGTATAACCGTGAGTTCGTAGCGACCGGTATGTAATTACTTTATCCGGTCGGCCATGGGTCAGGATGAACGCACAAAAGTCCTCACGCATACGGATAATCCTCGGCAAATGCCGCGTCAATGTCCTCTTTGAGCCGGACAAACCCATTCTCAATGGCCTGGTTATAATCGACGATCACCAGGGCCGACCGCTCCATCAATGCCTGGATGTCCGGGGAGGAATAAGCGTAATAATTGGCAATGCGTTGAAAGTTAAACGCAACATGCCGCTCGGCAGCATCCAAAAGAAAGTTTTCAATATCTGCGGGCAATTCCGCTTGTCTTATCTGACCGATTAGCTCATCGGCGGTACTTCGGTCAATCAACTCATCAATGGCCGGTTGCGGTCCGGTAGGATAATAGATTGGGATATCAACGGTCTGCGTATAGGCATTTTCCGGGATCGGCTCGGTCAGGTCCGGCATCGGGAACCGTTCCCCGTTAGCGACGGCTTCCAGCATGTCGTTAACCGCTTTGTCGGCGAACTGAGTGTCGCGAAGTAGGTGGAGGAGTTGGTCCTGGTCGGCGTGGGCCATCATCACCAGCGGGTCGTGGGTCAGGAGTATCTTGTCCGCTTCTTCCTCGGTCACGTCAACGATGAGGACCGGGACAGGTTGGTCACCCATGACCTCTTGCCGGAGGTGGCCGTCTATCAGTTCTAATCCATCGGGCGTTTCCCTGGCTATGACCGCGTCCGCGAAGCCGATGTCCTCCAACACTCCGCGAAGGGCGGCTTGCTGGGCCGGTGGATGTCTACGCCAGTTCTTAGGGTTTGCCCGGAGTTCGGAAGCGGGGACGCGACGCAATTCTTTAACGCGGTCTTGCATGGGTGGATTCTACCATATAGCATATAATATTCGCTTGGAAATACTGCCAACGGTATCAGATTTAATCCTCCCGCAATCTCTCCGCCCGGATCTGCCGCGACCGAGAGAATTCGTCCTGCATCAAAGGCGCATTGTCGAACTGTCTTTCCTCACCGCATCGAAGACAAGTGCCATCACTCCAGCGTTGACCCGCCGGCGCTATCCGCCAATGGTGGGCGCATCTTTTATCGGTCATCTGAGAAACAACGCCAGACTCGCCGGGACTATCCCGTTGCCCAGGCACTTGAGCCGGTTGACCCTGTCCTTGATGCCGGTCGCTACCCTCGGTAATCCCCGCTCCTCTTGCCACCATGTCCCGTCCCGTTGGGCCTGGAACCACTCGTCGTAGTCCTCTTGAGACAGCGGCTCCAGTGATGTCCAGCCTATGGGCAAACCCATGAGCCAGGATACCCAATCGGGCGAGAGGGAGCCGCCGCTCATGGCGACGGCTTGCTCCTCCCCGAATGTCTCGACCAGCTTTGCCTTCGCCCAACTCCCGCCCCGGATGCCGTGCGGCCCTCCGCTCTCCCCGCCGAATGAGGGCGTGGGGAGCATCCTCGCCGCCAATGCCAGCGGTGGCGTGGCGACCTTGCCGGCGGCGTGTCTCGCCAGCCAGGATTCCTCGTCCTCGTCGCTGGTCTTGCCAGCCCTCGGAG